TACGTAAACATTGACGGCCCGTACAAGTAATTGTTTCACCTAGATTCATATCACCCCATGGGAATACGTGTGGTGCGGATAACGAACCAAAATACGCGTTAATAAAGATCTTGATTGGTAATTGCTTTCTATCATACATTTCAGCTAACACAGGATCTTTATCTTTTAATTCAGCCGCAAGGTGTTTGTATTTAATACGAATATTTCTAAAATACTTAAGCATGGATTTTTGTACACCCATGATATCACAATCTGGGAATACATCGTACACAAGTTGAATAGATGGATAAAGTGAAGCGTAGTCAAACTTAACAATGTTTTTAGAGTATCCAACATTAAGTAATCTAGATAATCCACCAGTAATAGATCTTTTTTCGTCTTTTAATGGTATCGCTAAATTTTGTTCGTAACTCCACGCTAACATCAATACTTTCCATAAAGTAGCGGTACCCATTGTAGCAATTCTTTCATATGTTGTTGGGATAACCTTAGATAGTAAAAATGTTGATTGACTAAAAGAATCATCCACAATCATTGTTTCATACAAATCGTCATCTAGGTATTGCTCAACGATTTTTCTACCTGGCCAAATTTCAAACTTACCTGGGAATTTTTCCATTAACCCATCTGTTCCAGGCTCACCAATTTTTTTGTAACCACCAGTTTTAGGATTAACATAATAACTTTCGTTATCTAAATATATTTTTGAGATAAAAGCACCGTCAACATAAACACGATTTTCTTTTTCTTTTTCCAAATACTTCGTGATGTACTTCAATCCCCAAGATTTAATCTCAGAGTTAATCGCTTGTGCTCTACGAACTGCGTGAGCGATATCAACAATACTGAATCCCCACATAACATATTGATTATATGGTTCAACTTCGTTAGCTAATTTTAAACTGCCCTCTTTAACCTTAATTGGTTGGTCAATAAAAACTTTAGTTAATTCTTTAACATTAACACCAAGAATCTCAGCTCTTTTAATAATGAAAGGTAAATCGAAGGCAGCCGAATTATAACCACCAATAATGGTTGGTTTTAGTTCTTCAATTATTTTAAAAAATTGTATAATACATTCTTTTTCACCATCTTCACCGAAAGCACTTAATAACTTTCTATAGCCCTTAGTGTCTTTCACACCAATCAATATGATTTTATCTTTTTCTGGGTCTAAACCTGTGGTCTCAATATCATAAACCATTCTATGTACTTCAGAATATTCTTCAATACCTTTAAAAAGTCTTTTTTTCTTTTGAACCAAATATTGTTCGGCTACAGAAAGTATTTGAAATTGTGATTTATATTTATCTCCCCATGGGTCGATACCACCCTCTTTAAAGAAAGATATTAATTCACGATAACCCTTTAGGCTCTTGACTAAGAATTTTAATCCAGCTTCTAGTCTATCGTTACCACCAGTTTCTAACTTTATTGAAAGAATTCCATACTGAGTCATCTTCTTTTTCTGTAGTGATTTACTACCACCATAAAAGTTAAACTCTGTTAAGTCTCCAACCCAAAGGAAAGGTGTAAATGTGTCTTCTGTGACATATTTACCTTTTTCGGGGTCTTGAATAATTTTGAATATTTTGTTGGTTTTGTAATCATACTCAATACCAACGATGTACTTTTCCGGATCGGAACCGTTTAAGAAGTTTTCGATAACTTCTTGGGAGATAATTTCTTGCATTGTTTTACTATTAGATTTGACATATTAGCTTACCAAGCTTTTTGGTAATTAGCCTTAACGGTGTAAAAATAGTAAAATTTAATTAAAAAAACAAATTTAAAGAATATTGATATACAATTTTTCTTTAATAGGTAGTATAAGTTTTGTTGTTGGGGTAGAGTTTGTGTCTAAAAATTGTACGGTTACCTTACCTTCGTACTTTCCCGGTATTTGTGTTTGCTGCTCAGAAAATCTATATACGATGTAATATTCTAACGTTGTTTGATCATACTTTTTGGTTCTTGTGGTTAAAAGACATTCACCATTTAAAATATGTGGTTCGCCAGTTTTATGATCAACCATTTCAAACGTAATTTCAGAATTTTCCAATAAATCGTTGAACGACGACTTATCATTTTTGCCGTCGTCCAATAATTTTAATTTTAATATAGGGTCAGATGCCCCTTGTCTTATAAAAAATTCCATTATTTAATTGTTAAATAAAATTTGTTTCCCGTTTTAATTGGTGCAGTATCTGTATCTTTTAATTCATTTGACATATAGTAAAATTCTTCTTTTACTACCTCAAATGGAAATCCAAATTCACTTTTAATAACACCTTTAATGTGTTCTACCGTTAATGGTTCATTGGTTTTAAAAGTTTTAAAAACCGTTTTAATTTTGTGACCATTCTTGGTTACTATTGTGTTTACATCGAATATTTTCATAATTTCTTTTTAATTTTTTTTAGTTTAGTTATTAATCATACCACCAAACATAATCATTTAACTGCGCTCCTTCGTCATCGTGATTACCAATAGTTGCGAAGGTGACATTATTTTCACTAACCAAATAGAATAACCTAGTGTTGTTATCACCATTATACAATTGTACTACAAATCTATCTTTTATTCCCCACACATCACTCCAAGAGGTATACGTTGTTTCTGTACTGTTTAATAATGTTCCTGAAAAATTATATAAATTAAATTTAACATAGTTGTTATCATCAGGGTCGGTGTAAACAATCATAATGTTACTTTTACCTACTCTAACATCCCAAGTACCCATTGCAGGAAGAGTAAGTTCATCACTAATACCTGTTGAGGTTAAAATTCTACCAGTTTCACCACCATTAGACCAAACGAATAACACATCTGGAGTAACCTTATTTTCTGAGTTGAATATCCAAACATCTGCAAGGTTGTTATAATAAGTGGTTGAAATCATTTCAGTACTGCCACTGTACACGTAAAATGCGGTGTCACCAGTTGTGGTGTTCATTTTAATGTAGGCAACTTCACCCTCATTATCCATATTTGAGTTGTATCCACCGGTCAATGAACCTGACACGGTATCTGTAACAACACCAACCGCATTAATGTATTTATAGACAACATCGGTGTTGTCATTTGACCATATTTGAGCGAGGGATTTATTACCCATCCAAAGGCTATTCACATATGTCACTCCCGAAACGAAAACATTCATACTTTCAATACGAGTGCTACCTGACATAATAGTTAAGAAAGAAACAACCCCATCACCATTATCAACTAGTGTTCTATACATATCACTCAATTGACCGTAGGTTTGGATGTATTTTGTTTCATCTTCGGCAAATGTGTATGTACTAAAAGATGATTGGTTATCGAACATATAGACAATGTCACAATATGTAACTTGTGTACCAATGTAAGTATTATTTGTTTCATTAAAGAACATAATAACTACCCCACCATTATTTCTAGAACTATTTGTAGGCCAAAAATCTGTTTGACCCACCATAGTGATTTGATTATATGATGTACCTCTAACGTGAGACGATTCAATTAATGTC